TTTTTTAATATAAATGTTTGATTTGTTGAACTATTAGTTAATTGTTGATTTATGTCAAAGATTGAAATCATGATCAACGGCAAGGCATACCCCTGTAGGCAGACTATGGGGGCTATGCTTCGCTTTAAGAAAGAGACCGGCAAGGAGGTGACGGAGTTAGGCAACAGCCTATCGGATATGTGCGCCTATCTGTTTTGTTGCGTGGCGTCAGCCTGTAAGCACGATGGCGTAAAGTTCGATATGTCGCTTATGGACTTTGCCGACAGCCTCACGCCCGAAGACCTCAACAAGTGGACGGACACCGTGAACGCCACGGCAGACCAGGCACCCGAGGACACCGACACGGAGGGCGAAAAAAAAAGTTAGGCATCTTCGACATTCTGGGCATAGCCGTTGGCAACATCGGTTTGCCCTACAATGATTTTTGCGCCCTCACGCCCGAGGAGTTCAGCCACATATACAAGGCGTACAGCGAGGAGCGGACGGCGCAGTATCAAGACAGTTGGGAACGTATGCGTATGCTTGCGGCAATCACCATACAGCCGTATGCAAAGAAAGGGCTAACGCCCCACGGACTTCTACCCTTTCCATGGGAGAAGAAAAAACCGGAGCATACGAAAGCGGCCCCGGCAGTATCTAAGGAAGATGCGTTAAAGCGTTTTGAGGAAGTGTTGGGAAAAGTGGGAAACGGCTAAATAGCTTCGCCATTCAGTTCTTCGGAACTTGTAAGCACCATTTGCCCAATAGACAGGAAGAACAATGCGGTAGAGACGCCAAGGGCTAACAAGCCGTTGACCGATTGGTTATTGAAAGCAAAATACGTCAGGCAGATAACCCAGACAACAAGAGACAACAAGGCTATTACGCCCCAAGCCTCATATTTGTTTGAATGCTTGTGCGGCGTATCCTCGCCTACAACTTCGACACTAACAAGTTCTGCCCTGATTTCGTTTTCGGGTTTACTCGCTACATCGTTGGTTGCGGCTTCTGGTATGCAGTTGATGTTCTTATAATCCTTTTCCATAATGCTTAGTTTGAATGCTTCGCCACAAAGATACAAAAAATATTGATTACTTAGTTACTTATACGCTGAAAATATGGCAAAAGAAATAAAATTTAACGTTAAACTGGTTGTTGACGGCAAAGAGCAGTTGGTTACAGCTACTTCTACAGCGGAAGAGTTGCGCCGTGTGCTTGATTCTGCCAAGACGAGTAGCCAAAAACTAAACGCGGCTTTGGTTAATTTCAACCAGGCGGTAATGGCGGCTAATAACGTTACCAATGCCATTTCGCAGATTTCGGGAGCACTCAACGGCGTTACCGAGGAAAGCCGTAGTTTCAGCGCAGCCATGAACGCCGCTAACACGATGGCAGGAAAGAGCGGCGAGGACTTTGCCAGACTCAAAGGACAGGTAGCCGAGTTATCAAAAAGCATTCCGGTAGTACGTGACGAACTCGCTAACGGATTGTACCAGGTTATCAGCAATGGCGTGCCTGAAGACAACTGGATAGCCTTTTTGCAGAAATCAGCTAAGGCATCCGTTGGTGGTATCGCTGATCTGGGCGAGACTGTAAAGGTTACATCTACCATTATCAAGAATTATGGTTTGTCGTGGGACAAGGCAGGCGACGTGCAGGATAAAATACAGCTCACAGCCAAGAATGGTGTAACATCGTTCGAGCAGCTTGCACAAGCCCTACCGAGAGTTACGGGCAATGCCGCCACTTTGGGTGTAAGCATTGACGAACTTATGGCAACCTTTGCAACGCTTACGGGCGTGAGCGGTAATACCAACGAGGTTGCAACCCAGATGGCGGCAATCTTTACCGCTTTGGTTAAGCCGTCAAGCGAGGCAAGCAAGATGGCACAGCAAATGGGCATCGAGTTTGATGCGGCAGCTATCAAGGCGGCAGGAGGTATGCGTAATTTCCTCACCGACTTAGATAAGAACGTTAAGGCATACGCCAGCAAGAGCGGTATGTTGGAGCAGGAAATCTACGGTAAGTTATTCGGCAGTGCCGAGAGCCTGAGAGCATTGGGGCCACTCACCGGACAACTCGCAGCCAAGTTTAATGAGAACGTGGAAGCGATGAAAGGCAGTGCCGGAACTATAGACGATGCTTTTTCCATTATGAGCAGCAGCGGAGCGGCAAGTTTGCAGATACTCAAAAACAAGTTTGCAGAAGTGGGAGACGCTATGGCCTCAACGATGGGTGGCATTATGCCGGTACTCAACATTACGGCACAGATTGGCAATACCGTGATTGCCGTTTCTGCAATGGTTAGCGGTTTGAAGAATCTTGCAAAGATACAGGCTATTGTCAAGGTTCGCACAATGGCAATGAATGCCGCTTCACTGGTATGGAACGCTACATCGGTGCGTATGAATGCCCTGGTACAAGTAATGACAGCTTCATTTCGCGGTGCGGCGGTGAGTACTACAACGCTGAAACTTGCCATACAGGGTTTGTTAATATCTACAGGCGTTGGCGTGGCTATCGTTGCGCTAACAGAAGCGATTTCTTATTTGATGTCTTCATCGGACAAAGCCGCAGACAGCACTAAGGAGTTGTCAGAGGCGGAATTGGCAGCGCAGAGTGCAAGACAGCAGGAGGCCCAGCAGATAAAGGCGGTTTATTCGGAGTTGGACGTAAATATTTCCAAACTGAAGAACTTCAAAGGCTCAAAAGAGGAAGAAAAACGCATAGTCGGTGAAATGAACCGAACTTATGGCGAGACTATGGGATATTATTCCACCGTGTCGCAATGGTACACGGCATTGATAGGCAACAGCAAAGCGTATTGCAGTCAGATGATAAACGAGATACGCATACGAGGCTTAGCCAACAAAGCGGCAGATTTACAGCAGAAACGGCACGACTTCACCCACGATGATAACGGAAAGCCACGCCGTTTCAGCAAAAAGCGCAAGACACGCAGGGTAGCCATTGGACAAGTTGATGCCGGGGATGGTAAGATTATCCCACAGTATGCCGATGTGGAGATTAAGGGGTCAAGCGATTTGGAGAAAGCCAACGCTAAGGCTACAGATCTGTATAGACAAGAGCAGTCAGTAAGAAAGCAGATGGAAAATTTGGTTAAGCAGAACAACCAAATTAACTATAAGCATTTTAAGGGGTATAAGCCTACTGCCCCAACTGTAACAGCCCCTACTCCAGCAAAGACCACCCCGAAGACAACACCAGGCAAGCACGACACCACTACAGAGCCTAAGACCCACGTAGAGGAACTACAGGCGCAGTTGGCGGCGGCACAAAAGGAAATGGGCAACGCCATGACCGTAGATGCAAGGGTGAAAGCCGATGCAAAGGTAGCCGACATACAACGGCAGATAGACGAAGCTACAAAGGGTAAGGTATCAATCGGGGCAGAGACAGAACCAACATACATTGTGCAGGGAAGCGATGCCGACAAACGACAGAGCCGAACCAATGCACAACGCAACATAGACCGGATAAGGCAGGACTTTGAAATAGGACTTATCGGCAAGGAAGATGCCGAAAGGCAGATAGCCGACATTAACAAGCAGCTTGAAAAGTTGGGCGTTAAGCCGATAGAGGTACATTTCAAAACCTACATCGAGGAACTGCAAGAACAGTTGCACGACGCACAGCAGGAGTTTGAGGAAGCCACCACAATAGATGCAAGGGTGAAAGCCGATGCCAAGATAGACGACATACAACGGCAGATAGACGAAACTACAAAGGGTAAGGTATCTATCAAGGCAGAGACAGAACCAACATACATCGTGCAGGGAAGTGCAGCCGACAAGAGACAGAGCCACAGCAACGCCCAGAATAAGGCAAGCCGCATACAAACCGACTACGAGATAGGAGTTATTGGCAAGGACGAGGCACTGAAAGAGATTGAGGAGATAAACCGACAACTCGCAGAAATCGGATTGAAGCCTATAAAGATTGAACTTGACAGCAAGGGTTTTGACAAGGTGTTTGGCGACATCAAAAGCGGTTGGGGAAGCGTCCAAGGTGTAGGCAACGGCATTCAGGGCATAAGTGATGCGCTGGAGGGCAACGGCGATGCTTGGCAGCAGGTGACGGGACTTATTAACGGCTTCATTTCCATTGCCGAGGGCATACAGGGTATTGTGGAGTTGTTCGGTATGCTCACGGCTGCAACCTCAGCACACGCGGCGGCATCCACTACCGATGCAGCAGCAACGGCAGGAGAAGCGGCAGCAGCTACAGCCAACACGGCAGCCAAGAGCGGCGAAGCGGTAGCAAATGCCACGGCGAGCGGTGCAAAAATGCCGTTCCCTTTAAACCTGGTAGCGATTGCGGCAGGTGTGGCGGCAGTTATTGCGGCACTCGCAGCAGTTTCGGGATTTGCCACTGGTGGTGTTATCGGCGGTACTTCTACATCGGGCGACAAGAAGTTTGCCCGAGTGAACAGCGGTGAGATGATACTAAACAAGTTTCAGCAAGCCCGATTGTTCGGCATGATCGACGGCAAGTTTCAGCCGCCAACCTTTACGGAGCGGAGGTTACAGCCGGTAACGATGCAGAACATAACAAACGACATTGAGCCGACAGCCACGGAGGTAAACATCAATATGAATGCCAACGCACGCAAGATACTTGACATGATTACAGATGTTAAGCGAGTGGCGAAGAAGAGCGGCAAGAACTATAATGTGTAACAAATAAAAATCAGTTAATATGTATATACACGGCAGTTTTCTAAGTCAGCAGGGCGATACGATAACGGTATACATCGTTACCGGGAATGATCGCACGCAGACTATTGAAATAGGTACAGAAAAGGCAGATGTATATTTTAGTGAGGATCCGGCAGAAATCGAAAATGAGGTAAACGACACTTTCGATGTGCTTTTGAGAAATTCGGCTAAAATAAGATTGCTTTGTGGCAACCTGATTAAAGACCTTTTTAGTACCTCATGCCGTGATGCAGTCGTAAACATCTATAAAAACGATACGTGCATCTTTGCCGGGTTCATTGAGCCACAAACTTTGTCGCAGCCATATAACGACAGATGGGACGAACTGGAATTAAATTGCATTGATGCACTTAGTGCTTTGCAATATAGCAAATATAAGAATGTGGGCGCATTGGGCGTTATCTATGCTTTCGTCAAGGCAGAGGCAGCGCAGCGTAGTTTTTACGATATTGCCACCGAGATACTGAAAGGTGTTACCGAGGGACTGGATATATTGGGCAACCAAAATATTAAATTCTGGTATGATGGCAGCAAGGCAGTTGATGCACAGACCGCCAACCGCTATCAGGTATTCAAGCAGCTTTCTATATCTGATTTGTTGTTTTTGGGCGATGATGAGAGCGACGTTTGGCAGCAAGACGAAGTGTTGGAGGAACTTTTGAAGTACCTTAACTTACATATCGTGCAGGACGGCTTTAACTTCTATATCTTTTCGTGGGAATCCGTTAAGGCGACACCCGATAAGATTATTTGGCATGACATCGTAGCCAACAGTACCAAGACAACGGCGCAGCAAGCCGTAACAATCGCTTTGGCTAACGTGGCCGATTGCGATACCACAATAAGCATAGGCGACGTATATAACCAACTTCTATTGACCGCCAAGGTGGAAAACATCGAAAGCGTGATAGAAAGCCCATTGGATGAGGATTTGTTGGTTAGCCCATATATCAATAAGCAAAAGTACCTCACCGAGTATTCGAGCGACGGAGAGGGAAGGACCGCCTATAACGCCTTTTATGCTATGACCCACGACCAAAAAACCACGTATGGCGCAGGTGCTATTACTGATTGGTACGTACAGGTGATGCGTAACAAGCAATGGACGTTTCCGATGAAAGGCAACACAGATATAGACATCGGGGACTATTTCGGCAGCGAGGGAACAAACCAACACGCTTTGCCTGATTGGTTAGGGCAGGCACCGGGGGCGGCTATCATGGCTTTGGGTAGCGTTAAAATCAATACCGCTAACGACGATAATAGCCCGACATCTAAGGTGAACATGACTAACTATTTGGTAGTGTCGGTTAATGGCAATGGCGTGGACAATGACGAAAACAAGACCTATCCGGGCGTAGCGGACATACAGAAAAATATACCGTATGCCGTCTATACTGGTAATAAGGCAGGGGGCGTTTTTTCGCCGCCAGACGAAGAGACCACCAACTATATAGTTTTATCGGGTAAGGTTATTTTAAACCCG